ACAGAGTACACATACACCTGCGGTGATGGTTGTTGCACTGATTTTGGGACAGTAACAACTGTTAACGGCGTGGAATTACCGTACAACAACCAAGACACAGAAACCATATTACGTCAAGTGCTTGAGCACTTAGGGTACGAAGTGGACATCGAATACAGCTACGATTACTAAAAATAAGTTTGGCTACCCAAAATAAAGGTCGTATATTTACAGCATGAAAATAATAGAGAAATTAAAAGACGGTTATATTCCATATAAAGTATATGAGGATGTTGAATTACAATTCAAAAACTTTGTAAAATCTGTACGAGTGTTACCCGCGGATTTTTTCCATGAACCCAACGAATATTTCACACTAAAAGCAATGTATAACCCAGGTGAGAAAAAAATATTTCCAAATGGTGGATTTGAAGTATACTACGGTGATGGTGGGTGTGTATATAGTTATGATTTAGATCAAGTGATTGTACACCCATATGTTCTGGGAATTAAAACATTTGGTAATAAAGAAAATACAAATGAAGTTAAAATCTCTAAACCTAAAAATACCACACTGGGTAAAAAAGGTCGTAAACCATTATCTGTAGAAGAGAAGGCAAAACGTGAACAAGAAAAAGCATTAAAACATAGTAAGAGTAATGGTAAGAAAGGTCGTCCATCTAAATACACACCTGAAGAAAAAGCCAAACGTTTAGCTAAAATGGAGGCTAGTAAAGGTGGTAAACGTGGTAGAAAAAAGCGTATATAAGTATTGATGTATTGGGGGTTTGGTAAGCATTTAGTTAATTAAAAATAATATATAAAATGGAAGATAGGATACAAGTAAATGGAGAGTGGTACGTTAAAGAATCAACCACTGAGGTACAACCAATAGAATTAGATTTAACCTATTTTGAAGGTTGTGTACATGAAACCGATAAGTACTGTTTTGAAGTAACACGGATATATAGAGATTATGATAAAAATGATTTTTATTCCGATAGTGTTGATATTAAATTTACAGACAAACGAACACACCCTTGGAAAATAGACAATTGGGATAATGTTAGTTGGTTGCGTGGAATTTATGACAATGATAGAACATCTATAAATGAGGCGTTAGAGGTGATGGATATGGATGGGGTTACAGAATTAAAAGCACTCGTTGGAGAGTTGATAGAAAGAGGTTGGATTAAGTATTATAATTGTGAAAATATTATTACTAAAAAAACCAAAACCTTTGAAACAGATTATAGAATACCTGGTGTAGGTTGTTAAAATAAATAAATAATGGAATTACTAAATACACACCCAATTAAAAAATCTGACCTAGGGTTTCATGGAAATCTATTTGGAGGAAAACTATTAGCATGGATTGATTCAGCAGCTGCTGGTTACTCAATGCAATTATGTGATAGTCCAAGAATGGTAACTGTGTCTATTGATAAATGCTATTTTGAGAAACCAGCAAAAGAAGGCCAGTTATTAAAGATTTATGGATATCCTAATAAATTAGGTAATACATCATTAACGTTGTATATGGAGGCTCGAGCACACAATGTGTATACAGGCAATCAGATCGTTGTATTAAAGACTAACATAAGATTTGTTAGAATTGATGAAGAAGGAAATCCAATCCCTATTAATGAGAAAGGTAAAAATAGAATTACAAAATTAATTGAAAGTTTAAATAATGAACAAAGTAAATAAAGACAATCCACCATACGTCTCAGACGACTTTCAAATAGGTCCTGACGGTGCATATGAACATAACGAAGTAGTTAATATAAAATTTATGAATAAAATAGATAAACAATATCAAGACCTACTTCAAGACATCTTGGATAACGGTATTACAAAACAAGACAGAACAGGTACAGGTACCACTTCAGTATTCGGTAGACAAATACGTCACAAAATGAGTGAAGGGTTTCCATTACTTACAACTAAGAAGATGGCATGGAAAACTATGGTAGTTGAATTATTATGGTTTTTACGTGGTGATACTAATATTAAATTCTTAGTTGATAATGGTTGTAATATTTGGAATGGTGACGCTTTTAAGAATTACATCAGTAAGACAAATGAATATAAAGGTGATTGGCCCGATACGATGGATGAGTTCATCGAACGTATCAAAACAGATGATGAGTTTGCTAAGAAGTTTGGGGATTTGGGAAAAATTTATGGGGCACAATGGAAAAATTGGGGTGAATGGGCTACGATTGATGTACCTAAAAAAGTTCTTAAATCAGGCATAGACCAAATCCAAAATCTAATAAACGACCTTAAAACAAATCCAGACTCAAGACGATTAATGGTTAATGCTTGGAATATTGGAGAGTTAGACCAAATGGTTCTTCCGCCTTGTCATTATGGATTTCAAGTTTATACAAGAGAGTTGAGTTTTGAGGAAAGACACTTAATGTATTGTAAATCATTTGAGAATACAGATGATACTCATAAAGGGTCATCAGACGTTGATAAAATGACAGAATATCACAATAATAGAAACATTCCAACTAGAGCAATCTCTTTAATGTGGAATCAACGTTCAGTAGATACATTTTTAGGTTTACCGTTTAACATCGCATCTTATGGCTTATTATTAGAGATCATTGCTACTTCAGTTAATATGGTTCCTGATGAACTAATTGGTAATTTAGGTGATGTACACTTGTATAATAACCACATAGAACAAGCAAAAGAGCAAATTGGCAGAGAACCATTTGAATTACCTAAACTAAACATTAATACAGAGTTTTGGCCTTATGAAGGTGGTGAGTGTGGTGTAGGTCCTTTGGATGCTGTTAAAGTGTTTGAATCGTTTAAAAATGACAACTTCTGCAAATGTTTATTAGAAGAGGATATTCAGTTAAGTAATTATCAATCTCACCCAACAATTAAAGCACCATTGTCAAATTAGCATATATTTATTAGTATGATAAAATTAATTGATTTATTGAAAGAAGATATCACGGCTGCTGATGTGAATCGTATATTAAAACGTACAGGTGATGAACAGGATTTATACAATCCAGATTGGGAAGAGTTTACACCTGAAGTATGTAATGCTGGGTTTTGTGATGTGTTTGCTGAAAAATTTAGAGAAGAATATCCAGGTGCTGAATTATGGGGAACTGATTGGGGTACAGAAGAATCACCATTTGGACATGTGTGGATAAAATATAAAAATCTGTACTATGATGCTGAAACACCTAACGGAGTTAAAGATTGGAAAAATATTCCGTTTATTCAACGAGTATTTAAAATATGGAATAAGTACCCAGATGATGTAATTCAATTAGGTATATCTAACAATTAAAGTACCATTATCAAACTAACATATATTTATTAGTATGAATTAAATACTATGAAAAAATCAGCGCATAATTCTTATAAATATCAAGACAACCGTATTATAACATTAGGTGATATTGATGAAGAAAATGCTAACGATATCATACAATTCATACACGAAATCAACTATTTAGACGCGGAAAAAACTGAGAATAAACGAGAACCAATAACTATCATCGTTAACTCATATGGTGGTGATATGTACCGGGGTTTTGGTGTTGTAGACGCTATTAAAGATAGTATTACTCCAATACACACAGTATGTTATGGTGCTGCTTTATCAATGGGGTTTATTATAATGGCTTCAGGACATAAACGTAGCGCTAGTAAACATAGTACCTTCATGTATCATGAAATATTATGGTCTTTAAATGAGGAAAAATTATCATCACATAAACGTGAAGTTGAAGAAGGTAAACGAATCATGGATATATATGACTCTATTATATTAGAATGTACCAATTTAACTAAAAAACAGTTAGATATTGTTAAGAAAGAACATAGAGATTGGTACATGAGTGCTGAAGATGCACTAGTTTATGGAATAATTGATGAAATTTGCTGAGAAGAGTTTGGCTACCTAAGATAAGGATCGTATCTTTAGTTAAATTAAAAATATAAAGGTTATGTTAAACATTAAAGGTAAAGAATTCTTAAGTCAAGAACAAATTAAAACAATTGCACCATCAGTATTTACAGCACAAGGTGCGGATTCAACATCAGAAAAATATTCACATATCCCAACAAATCGAATTGTTGATGATATGGCTTTATTAGGATGGAATGTAATCGATGCTAAGGAAGTTAAAGCTCGTAAGCAAATTGGTTATCAAAAACATTTAGTTGTATTCCGTAACAACGATATAGTCATCAATGGTGATGATGGTGATACAGTTTATCCACAAATTTTATTAACAAACAGTCATGACGGTAAAAATGCATTTACGTTTACTGCAGGATTATTTAGAATGATTTGTGAAAACGGATTAGTAGTATCAACTCAAGAATTTGAAAATATGAAAATTCGCCATTATGGTTATGATTTTGAAACACTTCAAGATACTATTAAACAAATAGTTGAAAGATTACCATTGACAGTTGAGTCAATGAACAAATTTAAATCTAAAAAATTAAATCAAAAACAAGCAGAAGAATTAGCAACCAAAGCATTATCGGTTCGTTTCTCAGAAGATGAATTATCTAACATAAGTGTTGATATTAATGGTTTATTAACACCAACTCGTAATGAAGATAAAGGAGATGATTTATGGAGTATTTTTAATGTACTTCAAGAGAAATTAGTACATGGTATGTTTAATTATTCATACGCTGGTAAGAATCGTAAAGCTCGTAAAATTAAAAATTTCAACCAAGATATGGTTTTAAACGAGAAATTATATGATTTAGCTTTAGAATACGCTAACTAATAAATATAGGACCTTTAGCTCAGTTGGTTAGAGCACCTGACTCATAATCAGGGAGTCGTAGGTTCAAGTCCTACAAGGTCCACTTAAATATTTTGAAATGAAATACATAACACCAGAAGAAGCTGAAGGATATATTAGTGTAGACGATGATGTTTTAGGGTATCCAGCAGAGTATTTTACACGTGTTCAATGTCTTGAAGAAGAATGGAAGGGATGGGAAAATGTAATTTATTATACTAACCGTAAGAAACACCCATTAACTAGAACAGGTGAGGGTAAATATTGGATATATGTTTTATCTAATGTTTCAATACCGAATATGGTTAAAATAGGATATACTAGATTAACACCAGAAGAACGTGCTAGAAAAATATCATCAAGTACTGGAGTGCCTACACCGTTTGTAATTGAATTTGCATTTAAATGTCATGAAGGTGAATTTTTAGAAAATGAAATTCATAGATCTTTAGATATGTATCGGGTAAATAATAATAGAGAATTTTTTGAAATGCCTGTTAATGAAGCGATAGATATTGTTAAACAAATAGGACAAAAATATATTTAAAAAAATTTGGTTATCTGAAATTAGGGTCATATATTTATGATATAAGAAATGAAATTAAAATTATTGAAAATATAAAGGGGTTGGAATTAAGGTACTTAACAGGTACTCACGAATAGGTTAAATGGTAGAAAATGTACCACCTACTATAAGCCTTAATTGCCCAAAATTAGTAAATATTAATTAATAAATAAAAACAAAAAAAAATGAAAAAAACAATTTTTACAGCGATTGCAATCGCTACCATGTTCGCAGTTTCTTGTAACTCTGAAGAGACAAACACTACCGTTTCTACAGAAACAGTAATTGATTCAACTTGTGTTGATAATACTGATACAACACACATTGTTAACGCTGACACTAGCTGCTGCGCTGACTAGTAAATTTTTTGAACAATTTAAGGCACCAGCGTTAACCGTTGGTGCTTTTTTTAATATATATTTATAGACATGGATGTAGATAAATTATTCGCATTATTCGACCATAAAAACGGAGATAAACCACTATCTGAAGATGATAACAATATTATCGAATTATATGAGACTCCGTTATTTTGGATTAGTATGTTTGAAAAATTAATACAAAATAATAATATATTCAACCACCAACTTGAATTAATGTTTAAACATGATGAACATTATGATCCTGGATTGTTGATAGAAGCCGGTGATATTATTGTTTACAGTCGGGCATATTCATTTATAGAAATGTTAGACCTGAATAATAATGATCATATGAATGCTTTACGAATTAAATCTAAACAAAGTTACTTAATTAATAATCTCATCTCAGCTATGAACTTTTTTATTAAATATGAAGAGTACGAAAAATGTGCGGTTATAAAAGAAATTTTAAAGTTTGCCCAGGAGAGTTTGGAGATGTAAAAAATAGATTGTATTTTCTAGGCACGGATTTAGAGGAATTAGGAGAATAAGAAAGGATAAGAGGAAAAGAGATGAGATGAGGAATAGATGAGATAAGAGGGGGGAACGGATAGAACATTTAATATAACATTTAAAATACAATATATGGTAAATCGTGAAATAATTAGACGAAAATTAGAAAAAGTGGAATCGGGTTTAGGTAAACTAGATTTCTTAGTTAAAAGAGGAGGTGATGGCGAACTGTTTTTACAAACTACAGCCGAACTGAAAGAATTAGTTGATGAAATTAAAGCATTCATCGAATATGAACCTAGATCAGCAAATGAAATAAACTCATCTTATTAATAAAACAAAAATAAAAGTTATGAAATTAACAGCAGAACAAATTCAAGAGAATTGGATTAAATTTATAGGTTATATAGATACATACATCTCAGAACCTAGGGCATCTAAATTAAAAGCATTTTATGAACAATATTCAGAACGAATTATCATAATGCCAGCTGCTCATAAGAAAGAATACCATAACGCATTCCCAGGGGGGTATGTTGAACATGTTAATCGTGTTATTGAAGCCGCACTTAAAATTAACTCAATATGGGTAGAATTTGGAGCAGAACAAAATTACACTGTTGAAGAATTAGTATTCTCAGCCATGAACCACGATTTAGGTAAAATGGGAGATGAAAATCATGAGTCATATATTCCTCAAACAGACCAATGGCGTAAAGATAAATTAGGTGAAGATTATACATTCAATAATAAACTTGAATTTATGTCTGTTCCAGATAGAGGTTTATTTTTATTAAATTCACATGGTATTAACTACACTAAAAATGAATGGTTAGCTATTAAATTACATGATGGATTATATGATGAATCAAATAAACCATATCTTATGTCATGGGCTCCAGAAACTAAAGTTAGAACAGCATTAGTACATATTATACACCAGGCTGATTTATTGGCTGCTAAAATAGAATTTGAACGTGAATGGTTCCCTAAATTTAAAGGAGAAATAAAAGATGTAAAAACTAACTTCTCATTAGGTTCAAATAAACCAAATGTTAAAGCTGCTAAAATTAAGGTTTTAGGGAGTATGAAATCCGAAGGTCTTAAAAACTTATTAAATAATATATAATGGTACTAACATACGTTTTAATCGCGTTAATTTTAATTTTAAGTTACACTACTTTTAATTTATTACGCAAGAATGAAAAATTAGAAGACATGATTGAAAATCAATCTAAAATTTTAGGTGGATACATGTCTTATTTAAATAAAATAACAGATATTATAGAACATTCTGATAAAAGACTTAAAGAAGTAGATTCTAAAGGTTCATTTAAAAGTGATGACGAGGTAGGTTTCTTTTTTGAGCAATTATTGTCAATACAAGAAGTATTGAATAAATTTAATATTAAAAATATATAATGGTAGAAGAAGTTGTAGTAAAGAAGAAAAAGAAAAAGTCTAATGTTTATTTTACACAAGACACAGAAAACGCTATTGTAGAGTATGTAGCAAGTACTGATGAAGAGGAACGCAATATAATATATAATGAACGAATTCATCCTGCTTTTTTCAAATTAACTGAAAATATAATACACACGTTTAAATTCTACTATACTGAAGTAGATAATATTACTGATCTTCAACATGAAGTTATTATATTCCTACTCAGTAAAATTCATTTATATGATCAAAGTAAAGGTACTAAGGCATTTTCTTACTTTGGAACTATAGCTAAACGTTATTTAATATTATCTAATCAAAATAACTATAAAAAACAAGTAGAAAAAGTACCTATAGCTTCTATTGAAGAAGATGAAAAATTTTCATATCAATTAGATGATGTAAAATCATCTGTAATTAGTACTAATTTATCATTTTTTATAGATAAATATGTTGAGTATTGTACAAATAATATATTTGAATTGTTCCCTAAAGATATCGAGGCTCAAATAGCTGATGCCATTTTAGAGTTATTCCGCAAACGAAATAGTTTAGATATATTCAATAAAAAAGCACTTTACATATATATTCGTGAGATTATTGATGTAAAAACATCAAAAATTACCAAAGTAGCAGATAAATTATATAGTATTTTTAAGAAAAAATATTTATTTTATTTAGAAGAGGGATATACAAATTTTTAAGTTACATATTTATAATAAATTTATACACATGAATGCATTAGATAATATAGTATTTAGTAAGAAAAAATTTAGCGATATTTTAGAAGAGATATACGATAACCAAAAGAAGAAAGAAAAACAAATATCTGCTTTAATATCTGAATTAAAACCATTAATTAATGACATAGGTGATGCTACCTTAATAGTGCCATTAATTAAAGAATACATGGAGATAGGTGTGAAGAACGATGAACAACTTATCAAAATGTCTACTATTATTCAAAGAATATTAAACTCATCATCAGTTGACGCTAGTGATTATGGTATATCTGAAGAAGAAAAAGCCCAATTATTAACAGAAATACAAAAAATCCACACAGAAAATAACTAATGGGACAATACGGATTAAATGCATTTGTTAATAACCAGACTAATCAACAGCCTGGGGTTATAGCTCCTCCTCAATTTATTCCGGTTCGTGTTAAAAGTATAATACTTAATGAGGCTCACCCAAAATTTATAGAATTAGGTGAATGGAATTCATTAGGAGCTATAGAATTTGAATATGTGTCTACACCTTCTGGCTTATCAAATAAACTTTCAGTAGCTTATCCATTACAGCCTAATGTTAAAAATTATCCTTTAATAAATGAAATAGTATTCTTAATTACATTACCTAGTACAGGAATTGGATTAACATGGAATGCTACTCGTTCTTATTATGTTAATGTTGTTTCATTATGGAATCACCCACACCATAATGCCTATCCTGAATACTCAAATGTCACTCCACCTTCACAAATAAAAGATTATACTCAAACCACAGTAGGTAGTGTTAGACGTGTTACTGATCAAAGTACTGAAATATATTTAGGACAAACATTCATAGAACGCTCAAATATTCACCCATTACTTCCATTTGAGGGAGATATCATACAGGAAGGAAGATGGGGAAATAGTATAAGACTTGGTTCAACAGTTAATGGTATACAAAATAATTGGTCAACTATTGGTATTAATGGTGATCCAATAATAATATTACGCAATGGGCAATCTCCATCATCTGGTGATGAGGGGTGGATACCTATTACTGAGGATATAAATAAAGATTTATCTTCAATATATAGTACTAGCACACAAAAAATTCTATTAGAAGCATCAAGTACTAGTTATGTAAGTTATAAAACAGACCCACCTACTAATCCTAAAGAATATAAAGATAATCCACAAATCATTCTAAATTCAGGACGATTAATATTTAACACCACTCAGGATCATATATTATTAAGTTCTAAAAAATCTATTAATCTAAATGCAGTCTCATCTATTAATATTGATGCTCCAAATACTATAATACAATCAACTAATGTTTATTTAGGTTCCAAAGATGCTACAGAATCAGTATTATTGGGGGATACAACAGTCTCATTATTAAAAACATTAGTACAAAATTTACAATCTTTTACACAAATATGTAGTACATTAGTAGGTGTACCACCTGGTACTCCTTTAGCTCCATTAAATGCTGTTGCGTCTCAATTAACTACAACATTATCTCAATTAAATACTAATTTAGATAATACTAAATCAAAATATGTAAAAACAGTATAATGGCCTCACCTATTTACATAATTAGTATAACAAATCCTACGTCTGAAAATGAAAAAAATTACAGACAAGAGATTACTTTTATCACACAAGGGCCTAGAGCAAAAGCAACAACAACTTTCCCCGCGTCTGCTCCTGATGGATTAGCAGGTATAACTCTTACAAATGAATGGGCTAGTATATCTGCTGTGGGTTATGAAGCATTAGCGAAAGAAATGATAATTACAATCCGTCGTACTTTTGATGGTAAAAATATAGATAGAACATTTGCTATTACCGAAGTTATATCTCCTCCAATTCCTACCCCTCCCTCAGGTAGTACTGGTGAAAAAATACCGACTCCATTAGATGTAGAAAATACAAGAAAAAAAGAAGCGGAGCAAATTAAAAGTGATAATACTAAAATTGTAGATGTTAATTTACCTGCTATTGAAAATTCAACCCCAGAATCATTAAAAGCTAAAGGTAGTGCTAGGTTGAGTGGAGTTATAACAGCTTTAGGTAAAAAAATAATAGTAGTATTAATACCTATTGCTATCAGTATTGTTAAAAAATTTATTACTCAAATAGTAGAAAATGAGATTAAAAAATTAAAAGAAAAATTACCAAAAGAGCAACAAAAGATTCAAAATCAAATTGATGCTTTAAATGAAAAAGTAAAAAATGGTGTTAAAGGATCAGAAATAGAAGTATTAATAAAAACATTAACTGCTAAAAAAGAAGCAATACCTGTAACTTTACAAATTGCTGAAGATAACTTACGTGCCCAATTGGTAAATTTTGGATCATTTACATTTAATGAACTTCCTAAACAAATAGTTACAATATTAAAAACAGTATTTGCTGATGGTTGTCCAAATCCAAATGATTCTTTTATTAAAGAAATTATTGCCACTCGAAATAATTTAGTAACATCTTTAAATATTATTGGTAAACAATTAAATACACTTACATTAGCAATAACTGGATTAAATACATTTCTTGATATAAGCCAAACAATTATAGATACTTTAAAAACTACAAAAACAGCGACATCATTGGCTGTTAAAGCTATACCTAGCCCTCCTGGTGTTCCTGGTGTTATTACCTCGACATTAAGTGATTTAGAAACTATAATAAATAAATCAACATTTGAAAAAAATGGCACACCACGTTTACCTAAAATTGCTAATTCAATAGCATCTGCATCAGTTGCAATATCATTAGTGAACCTATATATACAACAGATAGTAGGAATATTATCAGCTTTAGATATTAAATTAAAACAATGTGCTCCTGATTTATCAAATAATTTAACACCAATTTCAGATGATTTAGTATCTATAGCTGTTCAACAAACCCAAGCAGATAATACAATTAATCAAGTTACATATGCTGGATTCTTAATAGAAATTGAAGAAGTACCATATACTCCAACAGTAAATCGTAGAAGAGCTGTGGGGAAAAATCAAAGTGGTATTAAATTAATACAAACCGAACTATCATTCACAACACAAGATGAAATATTAATCAATGAACTTAAGTTAATAATTGATAGAGATAATTTAAAAGCTTATTAAACCCAATATTTATAACATATGGATATTACTAAATTTAAAAAAATCATTAAAGAATCAGTAAAAGAAGTAATTCAAGAAGAATTACGTGATATCTTACTTGAAGCTGTTAAAGCTCCAAAAAATGTAGTTACAGAAAGTGTGCAACCTTTTAATACACAATCCAATACCCAACCATCTAAACAACTAACTCCATCTGAACGTAGAGCAATGTTTGGCAACATACTTGAAGACATGCAAAACGGAGGAATAGCATCAACTGAAAATATACCATTTAGATCAGCTGGACCCGTTGATCCTATAAATGGGAAATTACCTGAAGGTGAATTAGGATTAGATCAAATAATGGGTTTAATGAATAGATAATGGCATTCGGACCTAAAAAAATATTTCCTATTGATACACAGCCGGGAACGGCTGTCGGAGTAAGTATTCCATTTAACGCCCCTGCGGTATTTTTTTCTACATATACTACTAAAGATGCTGTTAGGAATAATTTACTTAATTATTTCTTAACTAATACTAATGAGATATATTTAAATCCAACATTTGGGGCTAATTTAAGGGCATTCATTTTTGAACAAATTACTAGTGGTAACTTAGATGGACTTAAACAAGATATACAATCAAAAATAGGTTTATATTTTCCTAATGTTTTTGTAGTTTCTTTAAATATAGAATCAGATACTGATAATAACGAAGTCACAATAGTTTTAAAATATAATATCATAGACACAGGAATCTCAGACCAAGTACAAATAACCTTCCAATAATGGCTACAAATAATAATACTAAAAAAGATATAAAATACATAAATAAGGATTTTACTGAATTAAGAGCCAGTTTAATAAATTATGCTCAAACGTATTTTCCTACAACATATAATGACTTTAGTCCTACATCTCCTGGTGTAATGTTTATGGAAATGGCAGCTTATGTTGGTGATGTTTTATCTTTTTATCTTGATAATCAATTTCAAGAAAATTTCTTACAATATGCTCGTCAAACAAATAATTTATTTGAATTAGCTTATATGTTTGGATACAAACCAAATGTAACACAAGTAGCAGTAACAGAAATTGATTTTTATCAACAAGTTCCATCAATACTTTCAGGAAGTAATTACGTACCTGATTATAATTATGCTTTAGTTGTACCAACTAATTCTACAGTATCATCAACATTGACAAATGTAACAACAACATTTCTGGTTGAAGATCCAGTAGACTTTACTGTATCATCATCTCAAGATCCAACAGAAGTAACTATATATTCTATAGCTGGAAATGTTCCGACTTATTTCTTACTTAAAAAAACAAGAAAAGCAATATCATCAACTATCAATACAACAACATTTAGTTTTGGTAACCCACAAAAATTCGCGACTGTTGATTTAAATGATAGTAATATTGTAGGTATATTAGATGTATTTGATAGTAATGGCAATCAATGGTATGAAGTAGACCATTTAGGGCAAGAGATGGTTTATAACTCTGTTAAAAATACTAATCCTAATGACCCTAATTTTTACATTGATCAAGGTAACGCGCCTTATCTTCTTAAATTAGAAAAACAACAACGTCGATTTGTAACACGTTTCATAAACTCAACAACACTACAATTTCAGTTTGGTGCAGGTACTGTAAATGATTCTGATGAAGAAATAACTCCAAACCCAAATAACGTTGGTATAGGTTTACCATTTGAAAAAACAAAACTTACAACTGCTTATTCTCCATCTAATTTCTTATTTACAAAAACATATGGTATTGCACCGTCTAATACAACATTAACTATAAGATATTTAACAGGTGGTGGTGTTACGTCAAATGTTAATGCTAATGTTTTAAATAAATTAAATTCAACCCCTACATTTTTAAATTCTAATTTATATGCTCCAACAGCTACAACTATATTTAATTCATTAGCTGTTACAAATCCATTTGCTGCTGACGGAGGAGGTGATGGGGATACAATTGAAGAAATTAGACAAAATTCTATGGCGAATTTTGCATCACAATTACGTAATGTGACTCAAGATGATTATTTAGTAAGAGCATTATCTATGCCTGCTAAGTACGGTGTTATAGCTAAAGCCTATATTGAACCAACTAAACGAGACGCTTTAATATCGGCTGGAGAATCAAATTCAGTACTAGATCTATATACTTTAAGTTATAACACTGATAAAACACTACGTACATGTTCAGATGCTTTAAAACAAAACTTAACAACGTATTTATCTCAATATAGAATGATTGGTGATGCTGTTAATATTAAAGATGGATTTATAATTAATATAGGTGTAAATTTTGAAATAATAATATTACCTGATTACAATAATAATGAAGTATTAATTAAATGTATTGATGCTTTAAAAGTATATTTCGCTATAGATAATTGGCAAATAAATCAACCTATAATATTAAGAGAAATATATATTTTATTAGATAAAATACAAGGTGTTCAAACTGTTAAAAATATTGAAATAACAAATTTAGTTGGAGAATATTTAGGATATAGTCCTTATGCTTACGATATTAAAGGAGCCACATCAGCGAATGTAATATATCCTTCACTTGATCCATCTATATTCGAAGTTAAATACTTAAACCAAGATATACAAGGTAAAGTAGTACCACTATAATATTTATAATCAAAAATAATGGCCGTATATAAAATATTCCCTACTCAAGATGCTACTCTGTATTCAATGTTTCCCCAAATGAATACGGGATTGGATGAAATTATTGAATCTACTCAAACTCAAATAGCATCTGAAAATAATAGTAATCCACAAGTAAGTAGATTTCTTGTTCAATTTTCACAAGATGAAATTAATGATGTCATAGAAAATAAGATAGGTATCAGCAGCTCAGCTCAATTGATGAATACATCATCTTGGAACGCGACTTTAAATTGTTTTATAGCTACTGAAACTGGATTAGCATTAAATACTCAAATTGATTGTTTTCCAATATATGGGAATTGGGGTATGGGTACAGGTAAATATTTAGATGAACCTGAAGTATCTAATGGAACTAGTTGGATATGGTTAGACTATTCCGGTTCTACTAGATGGTTAACAGGAAGCTTTCCCGCTAACAGAACTGGGTCATTTAATACTAGTTACGCCCAAGCTGGTGGAGGAAATTGGTGGACAGGATCTAATGTCTCTTACTTTAATTCTAACCAATACCCAATATCAGCATCACAAATATTTAGTTATTCTAGTGATAAAGATGTTAATTTAAATGTCTCTAATATTATAAGAGCACAATATACTGGAGCTATTTCAGATGATGGATTTATAGTAAAATTATCCCCTGCAACTGAATTTGTAAATAATATTAATGTTCAACCTGAACTTAAATTCTTTTCAGTTGATACTAATACAATATACCCACCATTATTAGAATTCAAATGGAGAGATTATACATGGAATACTGGATCTTCAACATTAACAATACTCAACACACTTCCAGCTGTAATAACATTAGCTCAAAACCCAGGATATTTTTATTCAGGTAGTGTTAATAGATTTAGAATAAATTCTAGACCAGAATACCCTCCACAAATATGGCAAACATCATCAGTTTATACTCAAAATTATTATTTACCTACCGCATCATATTGGGCTATTAAAGATTTAGATACAAATGAATTTGTTATAAATTTTGATACTCAATTCACTCAACTTAATGCTGACGCTAGTAGTAGTTATTTTGATTTAAACATGAATGGATTACAAACTGAAAGATATTATACTGTTTTAATTAAAACTACAATTAATAATTCAACAATAGTATATAATGATAATTATAGTTTCAAAATAATTAATGGATAATGGCGGACCAAATAACAATATCAAAACCATCATTTAATAAAAATTCTTATGAGAAAGTAATTGATACTTCTTTTAGTCAACTTACTCAACCTGTTGTAGATATAACAGCAGATCAACCTGTATCTGTACAACAATTCTTTACATACTATCAACAATTATTCTTTACTATACCTAAATTTGGAGAAGTCAATTCTCATGAGTACCTTATAAAGACAAGTACAGATTATATTGGAGAAACATCAAATGAAAATGATGAGTTAATACAATCACTTCTTGAAGAAATAAATCAATTAAGACAAGAAAATTTTGATTTACAACAAAATGTCTTAAATATAACAAATATATAAAATATGGCTGAAATTGTTAACATACAGGGTTTAGACGCGGTAACATTTGAACTCCAAACTTATACTTTAAATGATATTAATCTTATTCCTACAGTAGATACATTTGGGAATTTTGATTCAACTACAGATCATATAGAATATTTCATATATGATTTAAATAACAATATATTATTTTCAAATGTTATTGGGTATTCACAATTTAGTTTATTAGATAATAATCTTTTTATAGATCCTGAGGCTGATTTAAAAAGTCAAGGTTATACTGAAGGAAATTATAATACATTATATAATTTTTTAAGAAATAGAGCAGGCTCAAGTCCTCTTAATCGTTATTATATAGATCAAATTAGTCCAGACAGAACTGAACTTAGACTTAATACAACTGCTATTCCTAATGGTGAAGTAATAACAAGTGTAGGTGATTTTATAAATTATAGAAATTCTAGTGGTACATTTATAGATTTTTATCTTGATTTTGATAATAATAATCTTATTATTGCTAATAATATTTTATTAGATGTTACTACTAATCCAAATGATCCAACAGTATTA